CAAATTATATAAAAAATGATATGAAGGATTTAAAAGATAATATGCAAAGATTAGAACAAGAAAGAAATTTTTATAAAGAAGCATTAGGAGCAGGAATTAGACCTAAAAAAGGTAGTCAAGAAGCTAAGGATAAAATGGCAAGATTGAGAGCAATGAAAAGAAAATAATTTAAATAAATAATTCTATATATGTGTATAAGAAATAATGAGTGATTACAGTAAATTTACAATATATAAGATATTTCTTATCAAAGACCCTTCAATTTGTTATGTAGGTTCAACAGTTAATTTTTCAAGAAGAAAATCACAACATAAAAAAAATTGTACGAATAGATGTTCTAAAAAGTATAATTGTCCTTTATATCAGTTTATAAGGAGTATGAATGGATGGAATGAATTCATAATGGAAATCATTGAAATATATCCATGTAATACTAAACAAGACGGACTAGAAAGAGAAAAGGAGTTGATTAGAGTTCATCAAGCAAAAATAAATGTTAATAAACCTATTTAAAAAGTTGATTATATAATATATATATATAATGGACTTAATTTTTAATACAGTATTTAAAAAAAAACAATCAGTATCATTTGTAGATGATAATTATTATAACCCTTTGAAAAAAGATGCTATTTCAGATTTAGAAACACATTACGGAGATTTAATCAATGATGATATAAAAAAAGAAGAACCGTCAAATAATGTTGTAAAATTACCAAATCCTTATATTGATGATTTGAGGGCTAGATATAAACCAGAAGAACTGACAGACGATGGATTACTAACAGTAGAAACACAATTAAGAGAAATAAAAGAAGCAGATGAACGAATAAAAGAATATAATTATAATAAAGAAATGGTAAACCGTGTTAAATGTATATCATTACATAAAATGAATAAATCTATAATGACTAATACTATAAATATGAATTCTAGAGATAGAGCAAGTTTACAAAATATTATGCATACATATAATGATATACCACATCAGAATATTATTGATGAATTTAATGATATAGTCAATAATGAAATATTTGATAATCCGAATGTTGATTATAATAATTTACCTTTATATAATGCTTAGATTGATTATTTAATAAAAAGAAATTTAAATAATACATTGATATTATATTGTATATAATATGAGTGGACAACCAGTAACAAGTGCAAGCGACCAAAACAGATTTAGAAACGAATATTTGGAAACTTTAAATTTACAAGCAGAAATAAATGATACTAATTTACAAGCAAATAAAAATTATCTTATGACCGGACAATTACCAACAGTATCTCAAATGATAGACACAAGAACAACAACTGAAAAATTAGAAGATATAAATAAACTAAAACAGGATATAATTGATAAATTACAACCAATAGCAGACGCAGCAACAGCAACAGCTATAGTAAATAAAATTATAAATAATCCTTTGAATGTAGCAAATGCAATGTTTAGATTTTTCGCACAAAGAGTTGGTGAAATATCTATAGAACTTAAAAAAATATATCCTTATGGAGTATCATATGAACCAAGTGATATAGATGGTATAGTATTATTTATTCAGAATATGTATAGTGAAACACAAGGCAAACTTACAAGTTTTAGAACTTATATGAATACAACATCATCAACAACATCAGGAACACAAGTTGTAAGTGCAGATAATCTATCACCTATTTTAACACAATTACAACATATAGCGAGAGTATTATTAACATCAACAGATAATGTTGTTGGTGCCGGACCAATTAATGATAAAGTTGATGCTCTTTTAGAAATTGTAAGAAGTATATCGTATTCATTACCATCGTCAGCACAAATGTCATTATTAAATAAACAATTAACAGGAACATTAATACCAGGAATAAGAGAAACTCAACCTATGGGAGCAGTTCAACGGCAAGCAGCAGTAGCCCCCGCACTAAAAATAGATAGATTACCACAAAATGAAAATGCATTAATAAAACCATATTTTAAACTTATTGAAAAATTACCAAAATTTAATGCAGTAGAAACTCTTATTAAAAAAGTTGAAAAATTTAGTGATTTATTAATAAACGACCTAGCCGTTAAGAGAATGAATGCGGGAAATAATCCAAATGCATTAGCCGCAATAAGACCAGACCCAAATTTATTAAAAAATATTCATGATGGTTTGGATGGTTTATTAAATTTATTCGCAGCATTTGACACAGATGAAGCAATACAAATAATGAGGAATTTTGTTGATACAATAATACCAAAATTATCAAAATATGAAAATATTTATGCAAATAGAGAAGAAGATTGGAAAAAACATAATGCTATAGAAGATGAAATTAGACAATTACAACAAAATGCAAATTTAACACAAGCACAACAAAGACAACTTGATGCTTTGACACTTAGAGAAGAAAATTCAAGAAACGGTATAAGACAAATGTATGGTGAAGGTATAACACAACCAAAAAGACGTGTAGGACGACCTAGAGGTTGTGGTATTGTAAAAGTAGAAAAGCCCCCAATGTATGTCGGTTTTGGTATAAATGAAATCAATAGAAAGAAAATGAATGAAAAGAATATATTAACAGTAAGACGAAATAATTCAAGAACAAATATACCAGATTTTCCAAGTAGACATATAAGCGATGGTTTTAAAAATGTATTAAATACTATAACCGGTGGAGGTGTTCCAAAATTTAATGATATGAGTAAGTTATCAGAAGAAGAACAAGAATATTTATATAAGTTAGTATCAAAATCAAATTTAGAAGATAAATTAAGCGTTCCAGCACCTTCTAAGGATAGTTTAGATAAAGATTTTCATGAATTTGAAAAAATGAAAGGCGAAATATTAAGTGGTAATGATAGCAAAGAATTGGTAAAGAAATTTAAAGGATTAATAATGAAATTATCTAGAAATGGATATTTACCAAAAGGAGAAGTAAATGAATTATTAGAATTATTGACAAGTTTATCATATTAATTTAAATACATAATGATTATAGGTATATTATATACAATGAGTGGTTTTTATGCTAATTGGGCTAAGGTTCAAAATCCAAATTTTACAAATAATAATATACAAATGCAAAGTGGGGGTTTTCAAGTCCCGTTTTATTTTGGGGGTAGTAATGTCCCAAATGCTTTAAATATAAATGATAATAATTATATGGGTAGTGGTTTTAATAGTAAATCAAGAGGATATAATTTTCACCCCGTAGGTGTAGGTAAGTCAAGACAAACAACAACTATGACTGGAGGGCGTGTTCATATACCAAGACAACTAAGGAGAGTATAAATAATATAATTTAATTTAAGAAATAATATATTTAATAGTATATATATTATGCTTACAGATACTCAAATTAATGACCTATCACAAAAAATGAATATACCATTAGAAGGATGTTTTTTTAAAGATGAATTACCATCAAAATTAAATGTCAATAAAGTATATATTATAAATATGGAAGATAGTGTTGATGATGATGGTAACCAAAACCAAGGAACACATTGGACCATGACCTATATAAGGGAAACTCCAAATGGGAAATTACAACCTATTTATTTTGACCCTTATGGAGTTTCTCCTCCTGAAAATGTTAAAAATATCATCAAGAAACAAACAAAAATAAATTGTCCTTATACTCATAAAGATATTCAAAGTTTGATGAATAATGCTTGTGGATTTTATTGTTTAGCATGTGCACATTTTATATGTTCTAATAAGTATAGACAAAATAATTTATATGATGATGTAGATACATTTTTAGATATGTTTGATGATTTAAATACTTCTATAGATTGGAAAAAGAATGAATATATATTAAAACATTTTTTCTTAAGCGAAGACCCAAATACAAGAAAACCAGTAGACGTTTTAAGTCAAACCCATAATGATTATGATAGAATATTAAATGAAGATGAAAAAGGAGGAGTAGATATGATGAAAATACCAGTAGGAGTAAAAATGATGGATAAATAAATATATATATCAACTTAAAGAAATAATTATTTTATATACTATATATCATGTCAGAGCCAATTATTAAATATAGTTCATATACCGATAGCCAAAAGAGAGCAACAAAGAAATATAGAGATAATAATAAAGAAAAAGTTAACGAACAAAGAAAGAAATATTATTATGAAAGAAAAGAAAAAGAACCTTCTTTTATGGAGATGAAAAGAGCAAAAGCAAAGGAATATTATCATAAGAAAAAATCAAGTTCATCAGTTTCAAGTGCTGATAGTTCTTCTATGTCTGTTTCTGATAGTTCTGTTAGTTCTTCAATGTCTGTTTCATCTAAATCAAGTTCTGATAGTTCTTCTGTATCAAGTTCTGATAGTTCTACATTATCATTATCATCAGGTTCATCTTCATCAGGTTCTTCAGTATCATTATCATCCGAATTAAGTTCTAGCGCATCTGATAGTTCTAATGCGTCATTAAGTTCTGCTAGTTCTTCATTATCATCCAAATCATCTAAATCAAGGTCCTCAAGAAGTGATAGTTCATTAGGTTCATTATCTGTATTAAGTTCATCTTTATCTGATGTCCCATTATCTGAAGATTTAACTGCTAGTGAAGATGAAATCAAAGTCAAGCCCAAAAGAGTATATAAACCAAGAGTAAAGAAGGTTAAAGTTGAAAACCCTAAGGATGATAGTGATAGGGATGATATTACATTGGGGTCTACTGATACATGGTCAACAACTCAATCCTCAACTGCAAGTGATAGAGATTTTATAGCTCCAGAATGTCCTAAACCAGTAAAAAGAAAAAGGAAATAAACATGCTTAAAGAAATCATTATATAGTGTATATATATAATGGATAAGTTTATTAGAGATTTAGAATATGGATTATATTTTGAAAATGAATTATTAAAATATATATCATATAAATCATATGAACAATCTATAGGAAATTTTAAACCATATGATATTAAAATTTATAAGAAGAATGGATTGATATCCACATATGAAGTCAAAGCCGACAGACAAATAAATATTTATGGTAATATATGCATAGAATATGAATGTAGGAATAAACCAAGTGGGATAACATCATCAACTGCTAAATATTGGGCTATTTTTGAAGTTATAACCATGGATAAATATGCTTTGTATAAGATACCTAGAAAACGAATATTAAAGGATATAAAAAATAAAAAGTATAGACGAGATTGTATAGGTGGTGATAATAAGGCTTCTAAGTTATATTTGTTTGATAAGAATTTATATAAAGACTATATCATATATACTAATATATAAATGGAACAATTTGACAAATATATTGATGGTATAAAACATATAGTAAATTCACAAGATAAGACAATTAAATTATATGAACATTCAACAAAAGCTGATTATGTAAAAATTCAAAAGTATATTGATTTTATAAAAGATTTGGAGATATATATTCACGAATTAGAAATTAATGTAAGTGCTTTAAATCATGCTGCATTAGAACAAAAAATAAAAATAGACGCGTTAGAAAAACAAAATAAAAAATTAGATGATATTATTAAGATGCGTGTTTAATTATTTTACTGCGGACTTGATGAATAAATATACATACTTCAACTCTTAATTTATCATCCAATTTACCATTAGAACGCATAAGGTCGCTATAAATATAATCCTCAATTGTTGTTGTAAATCCTTTAAATATATCTAATGATATATATTCTACATAATCATTATATGAACTTGTATATTTTGTAATAATATGTTTCATAAATTTTTTATTGAATTTACGGATAAGCACAGCATAGAACCATTGCTTATAATAATTATCACTATATGTTATTATATCGGCTATATCTTTTATTAAATTTATTAATAATTCTAATTTAATATATTTCATTATATATATAATGAAATAATTTATATTTAAATATATTTATATCCAAAACGCGACCTCATCCCATATACTAACATAAATTAATTTCATTATTAATTCAAACTTTAATAAAACATACCTAAAAACACATATAAACCTTAATTAAAAATTTTTAATTAAGTATAATCTATATAAAACATACCAAAATATTAATAAACATCTTAACAATGAAATTAATTGCGCGACCTTATGCATTCCAATAGCGGTTTTATGATTATTCTTCTTTTTTAATTTGTTTGTCTAGATATGCATCATACATAGTCCTTATCATATTTAGTCTACCTTTATAATTCATCATTTTAAAATAATATTCACCTCTTATATCATTGTATTTTTTTATTTCTGCTTGTATATCCTCGCTTAAATTTAAATCTTCGCTTTCTGATATATGTAAGTTTACATATAGTTCA